AGGTTTTTAAATCCACCGTTGAGGGCGCAACAAAGAAATTCTCGGGCGGGATAACCTCGATACAAATTTTAGAGGTGTCTATTTTTCTTAGGACTGTTCCTGAGTATGAAACCTGTTCGACCTCGATAGACTCGCCGGTTTCCATATCCTGCGCGGCAACCATCACAGAGGTTTTTTTGTAGTCTTGAATCTCAATAGCGGGGTCAGAACCGAGCATGTTAAAACTTGCCTCGTCAAACTCAAATTCTTCCTCTTCAAATTCGTAATCTTCTTTGTAATAACGCTTAACAATACCCACTTTAGCTAATAAGCCATCATGGATAACGTCATGTAAAATCTTAGTACCGTTATTGTCTTTATAAAATATATGGTTGGCTAATGCAGTTGAAATCTCGGCTTTGTCTTGCTCGCCTTCAGGGTCAAATTGGCAGATATTCTTATTCGCGTTAAACACTTCCAAGAGCATGGCCTTGACCGCTTCAACGGCATCAAACACATCCATACTGACATGCTGGTTACGGCCTTCCATCTCATTGCCCAGTTCTTTGCCGTAGTAATATTGATACGCCTTGCGCCGGGTGCCACCGATCTCAGACTCGGTATAGGAATCACTTTGTTCGATGTCGTGTTCTAAGCTAGTCAGTAGCTCATCTTCATCAGTAACTGTATGCAACGCTTAACTCCCGGTGTGGTTGTTGTTCAACTTCGTTCAATCCAAAACGTGTCACGCTTATAGCTGCGTATCGCGTGGCATCCATCAAATCGTCAAAGTCTTTATGTATTTTTCCGTTCTTCCTGTGATAACGTCTAAACTCATCAAACCAAGGTTTTAAGTTGTCAAAAACTTGTAATCGCCCTGTTCTAAAACGCTCCAGCATTTCCATTAGCCCTGGCTCAACATGGTTGGTGCCATCGGCATTGGTAAAGCGATTGTTCATCTTCACCCCCGCATTCATATACATCTGAGCTAGTGTCTGACCTGTACCTTTCTCGGTATTGTCCCCATCATGTGGGTACACTATGGGTATATCCTTGCCCCGCGACTTAATCGCAGAAGCATGGACAGCAGGCACTTCACCCTCGCATTTATAAATCTCGTAAATGTAAATGGTGTCAGTGTCTGGGTTATAGGCAGTCCAAACGCAAGTCGTCGGGTGCGTAATCCCAAAGTCCACAGCCGCCAACTTCTTGTAGTGAGCAGGAATCTCAAACGGCTCACACTTCACAACCTCTTCAGAAATAGGAAAGACCATGCCCTCCCCGAGAACAGGGATACCCATACTCCGCATTTTTCTTTGGTATTCAGGGATAGCTTCGAGTAACTGTTCTTTGGTGGCTTCATTAAGATGGGGCGCATCATCCCAAGTGACATTCTGTAGAAACTGACCAGCAGCGGGGTTATCTTGAAACTGTGCTACGAGTTCAGTCATGCCATTTTCGGGGGTGAGTGTTAGCGCAACATAACCACCTTGACCATCGTTACCCGTCGCGGTTCTCGTTAAACATTGGGGGTATATGGTGGGGTCGGTAGGTTCTTCATCGATCCAGATATAATCTTGGCTAGAACCCATTAAAACGTGTTGGCCCTGAGTGTAAGACTTGAAGCCCACCTTAGATGTATTACCCGACACATGATGAACCGCAACATCTCTTGGTAAGCGTGGCGTACCCATGGCCATAGTCACTTGAAACACATCTTTTTGGTTAATCGCACCTAGAGAATCGAACTTGCCATCACCTAAGTAAGTACCAAACAATTCCTTAACGATCACATCTCGTAACTGTTCACCCGACACCCCCAAGCACCAGATTTTTACAGGGCGATCAAAGCGAATACCTTCCCACCAATCGGGATACTTCCCCGTAAGATGATAAGCCACCTCAGCAGCTTGACAGGCAGTCTTACCTACCCTATTGGCCGCCATCAGCATGCGTTGTTTATTCTTTATACCGGCTTTAAAAAAGGCTTTCTGCCAAGGGTATGGCTTGAAGTAATTTAAACGGTGTTGTTCTTTGTCTTGCTTAATAAGCGCAATAGACTTAGCCAAAGATTCAGCTTTTCTTTTTTGAGCCGCAGTCAGCTTTTTAGCCCCGACTTTTTTTTCAGAAGCGACTTTAGAAGATTCGGTTTTTTTGCGAAGGGCTTTCTCAGCAGTTTTAGGCATGGGAGAAACCTAACTGTGCTATATTAAAAGGGCTGTTTGTTCGTAACTGTTTGTAAGTCCCCCTTCCCCATGAGGTACTTAGTTTTGCGAAGCCCCTTCCCAGCGTTTTATTTTCCAATCCAATATAGAATTTCTTATGTCCACTAAATACATTAAGAGGACATAGTACATAACCTATTGATTTAACTAGAGTTTTTATTTGGCTATTCAAAAGGAAGTGAATAGTTAAGATTGATAACTTTTGGTTATATGCTAACCCGTTGATTTTATTACACATTATAAATCATCGACATCAATGCCGGCTTTCTTGAGTGCAGCTAATGCATGTTCGATATTGTGTGTGTTGTTTACCTCTAAGCTACCCTGTACCTCAACCCTCGCCGGTCCTTCGATGCGCTCTAACAGCGTCTTCTGCGCCAGGACGTTAGGCTTCTCACCAGTTGCTGATTCGAACAGCGCATTCTTTACTTTGACAATGCACGAATTGCGCCCCTCTTTAAAAGCGGCATCAAATGTTGCAGAATCACGTTTTCTTCGTTGAATTGTCGCACGAGATACGCCTAAACTTTGGGCAATCTGCTCTTCTGTGCAGCCGATGCTTGCTAGTCTTTCGACTTCCTTAAGATCTAACTGAATTTTGTGCGCCACAATACAAACCTGTATTTATACGTATGGCTTTAATGGTATTAAGTTTGTTGTTTTATGCTTGTTTGATTGAATTAGGCGGGAAAATGTGGGAATTGCGTTAACAACTCCCTAGTTTTTAATGTAACTTTATTAACTGTTCTCTTAATTTTTCAAGTTTGTTCTCCAGTATCTTCATCTTAACTAGGCCCAGCTGGATAGTTTTGTATAGCTTTGTTTTTTCTTTTATTGTTAAGTCTGAACTGACTGGCTTTTGCTTTTCTTCTACCATTGCATATTCCAAGCATAGATCTTCTATTTCTTTCTCAATCTTTTTAATTTTGTCACTCATTGCCCTACTCCATAGTTGTTATGTATATATAGAATAGTAGACGGGTTGGGATTTACCGCGACGATTTTTTTTTGGGGAGGTGGTAAAGGAGGGTTTACTTCGAAAAGATGTAGCTAGAGTTTAATTATATTAGATTACTTGTTTTTATCTTGTTTCTTCATATCATCATCAATTAATGCACGAATAACATCTGCTTTGTTCTGCTTTTCTTTTTTAACGGATTGTTTGTCTAGGTGCTTCATTTGCTTTTGTGAAACGCGAAGCGATATGCCACCACCGTCGTAACCACCACGAAGCGCATTTTTTTTTCCCGTATTTCCATGTTTTTTTGTTTCATCCATCCCTCAATTATGGCCTACCAATGAATTTTTAACAACATTAATAAATAATTGTATACATTTAATGAATAATTTTAAGTGTTTGCCATGTTATTTGTTTACATTTAATTATTTATTGTCTACATTTAAGTTATCAGCGCGAAAGTGCTGGCAGTCGCAAGAAGGATGAAGCACGGCTCAAGGATGAGCCAACAACTTAAAAGGAGTTAATTAAATGAAAACTTATAACGGACATAGAAGCTGGAACGCCTGGAACGTGTCTTTATGGCTGAACGGCGATGAAGACTTTTATCACGATTGGTGTTGGATGCCTGAGCATTTTTCACTAAAAACGGCTGTAAATAAACTGATGGAGGAACTACCCGAAAAAACTCCTGATGGCGCTGTATTTAATTGGTTGTCTGTCAAGTTGGCAATTGAGGAAAACTGGAACAAATAGTTAATTTATCAAGCCCATTTTTTTAGTGGGTTTTATTAAACTAATTAAAAGGAGTTACAAACATGAGCGCATTTATGGTTGACCCAGAACACATAAACGAACTAGTGAAATGGGCAAAAGGTTCGGAGCAAGGAAATATAAATTTTGCTTATAACCTATTTCACAAGAAACAAATAGATATTGATGTTAGTAGCATGGTGAATATTTTAGCCATCGGAAACATTAACAGCATGGTTGCCAGATACGGCCACGAGCCAAAAGAGTACGACCATATTATTGATGAGTGTAAAAGAACCATCAAAAGATCAACTGATGGGGTTAGCGTAAGTCTTATTACTGATTGCGGCCTTTGTAGTTTGTCGCCTGAGGATATTTATAGCATGGCTTGCTGTCTTGATTATCAATCTTGTGAGGTTGATAACTGGATAGAAACAGATGCGTATTGGTTGATTCGGATTATAAAAGATGTAGCTGCCAGAAAAAATTTGGATGGCATAAACACTATTTGGCATTACCAAAGATAAGGCCAGGCATGGCCATTTAAAGGACTAAAAGGAGATACATCATGGCAACACCTAAAACACTGGCTAAATTAGCCGCAACCAACCCATCATTATTAAATGTGCATCTAGGCGTTAAGAAGTTAATGCCTGAAGAAGATGCGCTTGCGCTTTTAAAATCAAAGTTTATCGATTGCAGTTATATCGAGTCTTCCCGCGCAAGTTTTTATTTAAAGAAAAATTGGGGCAAAAAAGACATTCCGGTTATTGAGGTTTGCGAAGACCTGGATGATAACTTTACGCGCATTAGTGGCAATGTTTCCTATTGCATTATCTACGATGGAAAAAGCCAGATTAAATGCTATTCAACCGCACAGGAAGCAATAGATGCCTATATGCTCTTGGTGAATAAAAAATGATTATCACCTACGAAAACGGGAACTATTGTGCGGTCGAAGTTAGGCCGGATAAATTCGCAATTTATGAAAATGGCAAGCGGCTGGAAACAGTCGTTTGCACCGATAACCCCGACATGGCTAAAAGTGTGGCCATCAACATTGTTAATCGGCACGCGGAAATTTAAGGAGTTAAACATGGAATATAAAATATCAATTCATCACGATGATTGCGCTGCAAATCCTTTCAAGGATTGGGATTGTGAGCCGCCGATAATTTGCGGTAGTTACGATCCCAATC